GGAATGTATAGGTCCAACCATTTCATTATAAGTTTTAGCCAAGGCACCCCTTTTACCTTCATCTTTGATGTATTCAATAACATCTTCTGGTTTCGCATCTTTAAATGGTATGAAATAAACTGGTAACACTGGTGTTCCCCAAGTTATTTCTTTTGCAAGCCCAAGCCATGTTAGTTCATTTGGTGTTAATGGCATTGTTCCTCAACTCCTTTAAGTTCATTTAATTTTTCTTCCTCGACTTTTATTTCTTCGGCAATAGTATCTGTTGGCGCAACATCATCTGTCACCTTATTAATAAAACAATTAATAATTTCAACATCAGATTCAAACATATCACCTTTTTTAACTCTAATTCCTAGCTGTGGCAAATCTACTACAGCATCACCTATATATTCGTATTTCATTTTTCACTCCTTTTTAAGCATGATAAACAACTTGTGTTTTTTCTACAGCTTTTAAAGTAAATTTAATACCTAAGTATTCAACTCCCGCAACCGTTAGCACACCATAACTATAATCAACCACGCCAGAAGTTAAGCAACTACCACCCAAGGTTATACTTTGGTCAAACGTGCTTATTATTGTATCAACATAAGGTTTTAACAAACGATCTGCGGCCGCTAAATCTCCGCCCTTTTGAACATATAAATCCATCTGCAAATCATGCGTAATTGTTCTAACCATTGGTATTCTTGGCCATTCTAACTGGCCTTTTGATGGATATGTAACAAAACAAGGAAGTTGATTTAAACTAGATGGTATATCTGTATAGGCTTGTTGTATTCCAGCAATTGTTTTTTGCACGCCAACCGCCCCACATATAATTGTATTTAAAGCCATTTATTTAAACACCTCCAATTGCTTCATTAATATTTTTTTGAAATATTTGATTAACATTTTCTTGATTTTTCATATACGCTGGTTCCATGTATGGCCTTGGTTTCATTCCTCTTACACTCTTAGCTCTACACCAGCCTTTGGGTCCTTGCCAAGCTAAAAATTTTGCATTAATTGGTACTATTGGTGTACCAAGTGGCCCATATATACCAGTACCATTTTCCACCCATTTACCATATTTGGCCACCGTAGCATCTTGTAAAATAGTTCCAGTAAAAGCACTAGTGACTTCTCCACGTATGGACCTTTTAAGGGTGCCAAACTTTCGTGGTGCATATCCTATGGCCTCATTGGTTACTAATACGGTGCTTGATCTTGTGGCTGTGGTTATTGCTGTTTCTAATTGTTCTGGTATAGCACTAAGCCCACTTGGCACAACAACACTAATTTTAAAAGACATTTATATAACCCATCTTGTGTAAGTGTCCACAATGACTTTTACATCTAAGGGCATAGCTTTTTTATAGCTAAATGTTCCCATTTCTGCGGAACCCACAACATCTGAATAACCACTATCTTTTTCTTTATAAAATCTAGCCGCCATAACAGTTACAGCTTGCGTTATGTCTAAAGGCATTGGGCTATATCCTCCCATATAGGTTATTGTCGCTAGTCCTTTAAGAACCGCGTACGTATTTGTGGGAATAACATCTAAATAAAAGTTTTCCACTATCCAACCTTGTGTTAATACCAAGGTGTCTACAGGGTCCAAAGGCGTTGGTTGAAAGGTTGCACTTGTTACATTTGCCAATAAAACTAATGGCTTAGATAATGGCACTGTTATATAACCATCATTATTAATTCGGGCCATTTTAACCTCCGTTACTGATTCATAGCCAAATCCAGCAAGTGTATTAGTCACACCATCAAACCACCTGCTAGCTGGCCCTATAAACTCAGCTAATTGTGTTATATTGACTAACGGTGCGTTAACAGTATGACTATTAACTAATGCTGTAATGCCTACATTTAAGCCACTAATTGATGTTATAGTCACTTGTTCATCAATGGTTGAATTGCTAGCATCTAGTAATAGAAACATTCCTATTTGCCAATCGGCGGGAACTTGATTTACAGTTATTGTAATGGCTCCCACATTTGCCAACACCGTTAAATATTCGGGTGTTTGCATACCCATTGACCTAGCAACTCGGCCAATATCTGTATATAATAATGTACTTGTCAATTAAATCACCTACTTAGTAACCTTATTGAGTTCTTTAATTATTTTATCGTCTACAGGTTCAACAACTTTTGACCAATCGGGGAACTTTAATAAATGGTCAGCCACCTCACTTGGTACCTCGGCTATTCCTTCAACAACTTTATGGATTTTACCACTATGAGTAATTTGATTTATAAATTTATTTATATTTTTTATTAGCATAATTTTCTCCTTTCTAAATAAAAGAGTGCCTTTAAAGGCACCCTAATTTTGATATAAAAAAAGAATGTTAACCTTTTAGATTAGCCATTCATAACGTTTTGAAGCATGAAGAATGCCCCCGGAAAATAGTTTTTAAAAGTTTCTTGACAACGGACTTCAAAGTCATATCTTGGACCACCAGTGGACCCAGATTGTCTATTTACAGCGTATTCTATTTGCTGATATTCTAACTGAGTTTCAATTTCTAGTACATTAGATACTTTGTTATTTGGGTATGGTAGGCTCTCAGTTATTCCTATGATAGAACCTTGAGGTAGGTATGGGTGAACTTCAATAGGAATACTAATACCGTTCATAGCCTTGTTTACATAGCTAGAAACGATTTGACCACCTATAACATTTTGACGTTCTCCTATATTGTCTGGTGCATACATTGTATATGCGCCACCACTTGAAACCATCTTATTACTAGCGTTAATTCTGTCTGTAGCGTTCATTAAGATTTTTGTAGGTGTAACCCTTGCATTGTTCCATAGATACAATAAAGCGGCATCTATCTCGTTGATTGTACCGTTGTTTCCTGTCATAGCCGCGCCATTCAAGGATTTTAAGTAAGAACCGCAATTAGTACCTGTTCCATGTTGTACAAACTGTCCATTAACATAATCACCAACAATTGAACCAATAATACCATTGTAAGCGTTAGGGTCAATTGAATTATCTCCAGCGGTTGTACATATAGCGGCTGTAGTAATAGGGGTCCATACACCAGCACCAGTATAATAAGCTGGTATTGAAGCACCACCGTAAATTATTCCAGTTGTAGCGGATGTTGCCACTGGTACATTACTAATAACCATTATGTTTATAGTAGTAGAACCATAATAATAAAGAGTTCCGCCAGATGCTCCAACATACCAATCATAGATAGTTGCACCAGCTACATAAGCGGCTGTTGCTGTTAATTGATTAGTTGCACCCGTTAATACACCACTTGAAGCTGGTGTAGAACTAAGCCCACATTGACCATCATAGTATCCTTGCATAGTTCTGACAGCCACACTTACACCAACATTTACAGCCCCAATAGTTCCGCCTGTTGTTGCATTAACTAGTGAAGGTGCCACTGGTGTACCAAGTGTAAAGTTTTGTCCACCCATTAAAACAATTTCTTCCTGTTCCATTAAAGCATATAGTGTGTTAACACCACTGGTTGCTCTCAAATCTTGGTATCCTTGCGCCTGTATCTGTGCATCATATTGTACTGTATCACCTAACGCAATTACTTTGTAAGGTGCTGAAAAATTCTGCTCTCTTGTGGAGATAGTATTACCAGCGGAACCAAATAAAGTTGTTGCTCTTGCGTTAGTTGTATTAATTCCCATAATTCCTTTCCATTGTGCGCTTACAGCGCCATTAGGTGCTTTTGTTCTAGGAATTACATTTCTTAGTGGTGATAGTACAGGGAATAATGACTTAGAAGGTGCTTCTAAGTTAATACCAGTAATACCAGTGGCTATATTATACCCAGCTGTAGTCGCATCTTTAGCCAATCCTAGTGCCACATCTTTTTGCATTGCAATAGTGTTTTGAGTTGTTGTATTTAAATCCATTTTTTACTTCACTCCTTGTCCATTTAAATTTTGTTTCATTCTTCTCATTGCTAACTCTTGACCAAGTTTATCTTTAACCATCACGTCATTAGTTCCTTTAATCATGCTTTCAAGTACATTTTCCTCAGTTGCTTGATAATTAAATTTATTATTATCAAATGATTTAAGCATTGGATTACTACCATTCATAATTAAATTATCATTAACTGGTGTTTTATGAATCTCTTTAACTAATTTAGATGTTTCCAATAATTCCTCATACATTTTAGTTAGGCTTTCCGTAGCTTTATTTAAACTTTCTGCCCCAGCAACACCCTTAAATAGTGCTTCTAGTTTATTTTCAGTTTTATTTAAATTATCAACTAATGCTTTTTCAAATTTAATGTTTGACCTATCTATACCCTTTTGTAGTTCTCCGTACATTGCTTTATCAGCGTTTACGTCTTGTGGTTCTTCTCCTGTGTTACCATCTGCCACTTGGCCCTCGGTTGCTAAATGTTCAGCGGGTCCGTATAATGTTCCATCTTGTGCGGCTTGAATGTGATTCTTAGCATGTTCTAGGTTAGTCATTCTCCCCTTAGATATTGCTACATTAGCCTTTTCAAGTCCACCCTCTAATACTTCAATGGCTTTCTTTAAATCAGCCACCATAGCTTTATATGTAGCTTTTTCGGCTTCCACTACATCATCAACTCCACTAGGTATATCAATTACATCTTTACCATCACTAGGGAATATTCCTGTATTATCAGCGGAAAAATCTGAGGAAATTTCAGCCACAGCGGTTATTGCTCTTTCATCATCTACTGGTACAACCGCCTTTAATAGTTCGGCAAATTGTGCTGAGGTAATACCAATATCTTTACAGGCTTTTTCTATTTTATCATCCACTTTTGTTACCTCCTTATTTTTTACCAATTCCTCCTTTTTTTCACCTCCTTCAACTTTGCTTTTCTCAACTTCTTTAATATCCACGTTTCCACTTCCCTTTTCTAAATTTCTACTTTCTTTTTCCCATGGTCCATGTGCCTTATTTATTACATTTACAATTGAGGCACCTTCCACACAGGGGTTATCAACTAAACTAAATTCTGCTAAATCTGGAATAAATCTAAATGCTTTTGCTACGCCATCCCACCATTTCTTGGCGTAATTTCCACCTATGGAAAAGGCACTTAATATACCTTCATCAACATCTTTTATAATGTCTGCTTTGGTTGGTGGAATGTAAGCACCCACCCAAATAGCTTTAGCCACTTGGTCATTTCCTTTATCATCCTTTATTGTTGTTTCGCTGGGTTCATAATGTATCATCTTGCCCGCGGTTATAGGCTGGTGCATATACCTAACATTTCCTAAACTTTTTCCATTAGTTTGTTTTGAAATTTCATCACTCCATACCCCAAAGGCTTTCACAGTTCCGTTAAAATCTGCTATCTCTCCGCTCTTATCAACCCTTTCAATCGTGGCATAGCCCCAAACCTCTCTACCTCCATCTTCTGTTTTTTCGACTTTGGCAAAAGGGGCGGTCATGTATTTTTTATCCAAGTACCTCCACCTCCTAACATAATTTTTAGATATTAAAAAAGCACCTCAGTTTTGAAGTGCTTAAATAAATTATTTAATATTTATTAATTTACGATCACAAAACGGATTACCATCTAAGTCAATTTGTGTATTTGGAACATAAGTTAATGCTTCTGCAATTGCGTAACTTCCATCTGGGTTTTTCTGTTGAGTTGTAACTTGTACAATACAACCATCTGGCACATTACACACCTTAGTTGACTTCATCCATCCTTGTTCTTGGCTTGATGCTTTACATAGTAATGCAAATGTATCACCATTACCATATGTAACTAAATCTGATATATTTTTCTTGGCTTCTTTTACCTCTGATATATCTAACATTTTTTCTTTCATTATTTAATAACTTCCTTTCATTCTTCGTCTAGTTCTTCATCATCACCCATAGGGCCAAAACTTCTAACACAATTTGGGTGTTGTAATAAATGATCTTCCGCATAATCAAAACTCCAATTTTGGCCATCTACTTCCGCACAATCTGGGTCATAATCTCCATCAGAAACTTTTACGCCTTTGGCACCACCTTGTTTAATAGTGCTTATTGCCGCATGATTCCAAGTAAATCCTGTTTCAGTTCGTGCTATTGTTAACGCTCTGGCCTCACTAAATGCGTAATTATCTTGTAATTTTACAGCCATTTCAGCGGGTGTAAGTCCATCTTTCATGTATTGCTGTAAATCACTTTTTAGCATAGCCTTTGTACTGGCTTCCAAGTTAGTTACTAGATCAGCTGTTCTATCTTTTGCATAAGTTTGCGCTAACCCTTGGAATATATCATCATCAGATGGTTTAAAACTAATTTTTATTTGCGCCACACTATCTTTATATATTTTTTCCAGTATGGGTATTAACATTGCTGTTAAATTAGCATCAAATGTGGGTATACTTTTTGATAATGCTTTAATTTCTAAGGCTATAATATATTTACTTTCTTTCTGTAGGAACGTTTTTATGTCCAGTGAGAATGTTCCCACCCAAGCCTCTTCTATTTTGTTTTTAAACTTTGGCTTCTCGCTGGCTTTATAAAATGATCTAATACGCTCTTGTTATCAATAGCGGTATTATTTGCTGTGGTGTGGTTTTCATCATCAACCACTGGTTTATTATTATTATCATTATCAGTAACTGGTGTGTTAGTAACTGGTTGTTTAGCTTCTATTGCGCCAAGGTTAGCCTTAGATTGCGCTATTATATCATTTACAGGTGTAACGGTTGTTCCAGATACAAATAGTCTAGGCACAGGATTAGAGGGGTCTATATTAAGCCCTAGCCTTGTACTTCTTACTTCATCTGGGCTTAACACGCCAGTATTAATATAAACTTGGTCACGTTGGGCCATTACTAGCTGGTCCTCTTGTTCTTCAATATTCATAAACTTAAATTTTAAGTAAGGTATTTTAAATTGGTTGCTGATTATCTGCGTATATATACTTTCAAAATATTTACTAGATGGTTTAATGCTTCTTCTATATTGCATATTTTCTTGTGTATCACCAGAAGATTTATTTACCTTTTCAGTAAATCCTAATTCACTCGGCGCAACTTTATAAGCGGCACATGTTTTATTAAGCATAAATTGCGGAAAATCAACATCAAATTTACTATCCTTGGCCTGTGTTACCTTACTACCAAATGGAATAAATCGGGCCTTATGCTTCTGCGTACTATCTCCTATCATTACATCATCATAAAGCTTTTGAAATTGCTCAATCTGTTGAGGTTGTCGCATATCTTCGGGCGCATTAATCCACGTATCGGGTATGCTTCCATCAGTAAAGTATTGTAAAAAATACATCTGGTACCTTATATCTGTATTAATATTATTAAGTAACCACTCAATAGGTGGTGTTCCATAAACACAATTATTCTTTTTTCTATTGGTTCTATAGATTAACTGGTCTTGTGTTAACCACACCCAAGGCATACCCTGTATAAATTGTACATATGCGGGCGCATCACCTGTGGGCCTCCTACCGTTCCAATCAAGCATAGGGGTAATAGTTGTTCCATCAATTCCATATAATGCACCAACCTTACCACCTTTAGTTTTCTCAACATTAATGGCTAGAGCATCATATGTTAGCCAATCATAAGCCAGTGTATTTTGAAAATCATCAAACAATGTATATTGATCTGGTTTCTGAAAGAAGTTTCTAAGCATTGTAATTTCACTCGAATATTTAGTAGGTGCGTTTTTATCATCTTCATCAATCGGTACTATATCCCATTCAAGGTTTCTTAATTCATCCTGTCTAACTTCTATACACATTTGAGCCACGTCATACATTTCTATTACGCTTTGCATAGTGTCAAACCCAATATTTTCATCAGATCGTGGCCTTTGTACTATATTCTGGCCTATCATAAATTCAAATTGCCTAGCCAATTCTCCAATTGGTTGTAATGGGTTGATAGGTTGGCCCGCACTAAATGCCCTGTTTGTGTCCATACCTTGCATATCCATTGCACTTAGTATTTGTTTTGGTATTGCATTATTTGTATTAAAATTATCTTGCTGTATCATGCTAATTAAACTACTTTTACCATTACTTTTTGCAAAATTCAATTATTGCTCACCCCCTTAAATAAAAATAAGCCTTTAAGGCTCTCTAAATCCACACTTACCACATATTTTACAGTGGTTTTCTTTGGGAATATTGGGAGGTGGAGGAGGTGGTGGTGGATTATTTGAAATTTTATTAATAGTAACATCTTTCATCTTTTCCTTACCTCCACACTAGCCATATGGGTACGATTTAAAGCCATATAATTATTATCATCCGTTATCTCATACAACCCTTCTGCATTAAGCACCCACGCTTTAAACTGTTCATACTGTCCATCATTTAAAACTAATTTATGTTTACCGTTAGACATTCTTACTTTTACATAATAACGTTTATCTTTTTTCTTTTTTGAAAAAAATATGTAATACATTACAATGGTATATATTATTATTAATAACGCTATAAGTATAAATTTCATTAATCATCACCCTCTCGAAATTGGAATTGAACGTTTTGATTCTATTCTCTTATTTTTTGCTTCGGTTAGGTATTCAATCCAACCACTAGCCCCTTCTATCATTTCACAAATTCCAGTTAGCGTGTCCACCGCATCATCATGTTTGTTTTTTCCCTCTTTTTGATAGCTGGTAATTGCTTTATAAAATTCTAAATATTTATAATTCCAGCCTTGCGGAAAGAACACATGATTTATAACATAACTGGCATTTGTTAATATTCGGGCCTGTTTATTTAACGATTGATGGAACCATTCAACTTCAACTTTTCTACTTTTATATGTATCCCATAATAACCTTTCTATGGTCCTAGCAAATCCACGCCCACCATTATTACTTTCAATCTTGGCTTTCATAGAGTAACTTCCAACTAAATTATTAATAAAAAATTGGGTTACTTCCTTTTCAGTAATCTCCATAGGCTTTGTGGAATAATATACATCTAATATCCACGCCTCTTTATTAAATATTCCAGCCACTATTGAACACAGCCAATCTTTACCCTCATCCGCTGTATCTGTGTAACTTATAATTTCATCAAAATTAATATTTCCGTCAATATCTCTTGGGAAATTTGTATACTCTTTCAATTCTTTATATAAGCAACCCTTAACATCTATCGGTTCTTGGTGATAATTGGCCATGAATATTGCATCATCCATATTGGTTTGTTGGCTTAAATATCTTTTCTTACTTAGTAGTTCGGGGCATAACATTTCATTGGTTAATTGGTTATAGGCTTCAAATTTTAGTGTGTACCACTCGCTAGCCTCTGGGCCATCTAATATTTTTCCGCATATATCATTTTTACACCATCTTGTCATATTAACAATTTCCACAGGTTCACCGCCTACAGCGGATACCCTACTTAAAAATGTTCCTGTATACCATCTCCATATTTTATCAAGTAATCCATCATTATAAGCTTCTTCTGCCCCTTTGATCGGGTCATCTACTATAAGAATAGAACCACCTTTACCAGTAATTGAACCACCAATACCAGCACCTAAATAAGAAAAATGTTGCGTATTCAAGGCCCACTTCTCAAATCCCGCGTTACCTTCCTTAATTCTAGTCAGTGGAAATATATCACTGTAACATATATCTAATTCATTATTCTTTTCCGCCATTATTCCATCACGAACATACCTCGAAAAATCTGAGGCGGTTGAATCATTATAGGAACATGTTATAATCTTTTCGGGTATATGTTTACCAAATACCCAATCAGCAAAATTAATTAATGTTCTACTCTTTCCATGTTGAGGCGGGCAATTCATCATTAATCTTTTACATACTTGGTAACCTTGGTTAAGGTTAGCTGGTATATTATTATTACTTGGTATATTATCTACTATGTGCCATTCATCAGCGGGTGTTTCTTTTATAATTCTACCCTCATATAATGCTTGCAAGGTGTCACATATGGTTTTAAGATGTGGCCTATCATCTTTGTAAAAGTCTGGCCCTGTTGCTTGGCAAAATATCCACAGTGATTTTCTAGCCTGTATTATTTGCTTCTGTCTTAATAATTTTAGCTTTTCTAATCCTTTAATAGCCACATCTTCACCCTCAATTATTGTTTTATTTATTAATAAAATAATAAATTTATAGTAGATTTATTTTACAGGTAGTATTACATGGCTTACCATGCTAAAGTGTCTTAGCGTTGATTTCTGAAACACTTTTTTCTAGCAATAACAATAAATCAGCGCGTTCTTCTTGTGCTAACGCTAATTCTTCCATCACAGCATCATGTGTTTCTTGCGTTCTACTTTCACCCGCTTTATTTAATATCATTTGTCCAACCGCTAACAATGGTAAGGATATTAGCTGTATAAAATTGGACCAATATAAAAACTGGGTCATATATGGACTAAACATTTTTAGCATGGGAAGCAAACCATATATACAAAATAAATAAAACATTCCCATGGTTTGAAACTTCTCCGTTATTACTCTGGCAATTTTATTATTTAACATTTAATCACTCCCAACGCCTTGTACACATAAGTATTACCAATGTAAACCATAGGCATAACATCACATTAAACATAATCATTTAATCCATTGACTAATTTTCTCAATACATTTATCCGAACTTGTTCTAGTTCATTATTATTTAATTTGTCTAATAATATAATTACACAATTTAGATAAAGTGACTTTTCTGGCTCTTTTTTAAGATTATCTAAAATAGAATTATCTCTTGAACCAACCCCACAATCTCTTTTTTCTGTAATTTTTTTCATTTCTTCTTTTAATTTTTTAACATCATCTTTTAAAGTAAGCATATCTGTGTATTCTTTAAATCCCATTTGTTTCTCCTTTCATGTTATGGTGCTAGTTGTAAGATTCGAACTTACCACCTACGCGTTACAAGTGCGTTGCTCTACCAAATGAGCCAAACCAGCATATTATTAATAGGTAGAACCTTTAAAGTCGGTTCACTTACTGAGGAAACTTCCACCACCTCACCTATTGGTAATCATTTACAAAAAACCTTTTTAGCTTGAAAAATTTCAAAATTTCTGAGAGGCCCAAGATAGTTGAAAAACAATGTTCGAGGTCCGTTTTGGCAAGAATTGACCTTGCTCACCGCAACCCCTTAGTACATTGCTATAGTGCGCACTAGTTCACCGCACTATATACATTGTATAGGTGATTACTTTTAGATATTACTTTAATTAATTTATTTATCCGCACGCGCAAGGGTACCACACCATTACCTATGATGTAGTACCTTTGTTTCTAAAGGTATACCTTTACCAACATACAAATACATATCATATTCACGTGTTTAAAGGTTGTTATTATAATAAACAAACGTTTATGCGTTTGTAAACACCTTTATAAACACTTATAATTCTAATCATTTTGTATGTTTAGTAATGTCTTATTTAATGTAATAAAAAAAGTAAGGGCCATAATATAGCCCTCACTTAACCATCCTCTCAGCCCTTAACACTGGCGCCATTGAATACCTACCCTGTGGGAATACATACTCTGAGTTATCAGTGATATTAATTTTGGCTCTCTTTTCACCAAGCCACACACTAGATGTTGTTCGTTTAGTTATTGTATATTCCCATTTACAATTTTGGTCACATATTGAAGTACAGAAGTAGGTTTTACCTACTTCAAACTTCATTATGCTCTCACCGTACATTTTGCTTCATAATATTCATTGTAAGCGGCTTCTGTTACGAACCTCGTTCCCATATGGCCCTTATAAGTATCTCCTATTGAAACTTGTAATACTCTATTCATTAATCTATTTTCACCATTGATTTCTTCCATATCATAACCTTTTATATAGTTGTTGTTTCTTACTTCTGTAATTAAAAACCAACCGTCACAGTTTGCTTGGTCACCAGTGTAATATATTTTCTGTCCTAATTCATATTTCATAATTTAATCTCCTTCGGTGAGTGGCTTTCTGCTACTCTATAATACTAATTGTACGCTTATCTTCCGTACTTGTCAAGAGTTATTATGAAATATGTTTATGTTTCTAATTGAGAATACACTGATAACCCAGTTTCGTGAAATTAAAGTTATGCGAAACTGGGCAATTGTCTTGCTTATAGCCTCATTCTTTATAAATAACTTACCTAAACTTGGAATTAACTCATTATTTTGTTTGTTTAGGGTTTATAAATGTATTATATAAACAAGTTTATTCACTTTTTTCAATAGCTTTTAATCTTTCGTTTATTTCTTCCTCTGTCATTTCTTCACCATTACTTAATTCAACTTGGCGTTTATCTCTCCACACTTTAGGTTTTCTATTCTTTAGCCAGAAGATTTGTGCTGTGTTACTAGGTGCTTGATTCTTTTCAATCGTTACAACATCACCTTTATTAGTTACTGTTTCTTCCAAATATTTAAATCCCATAGCTGATTTTAATAATGCGTTCTCCACAGCGAAGTCAATTACTTCCTTCCCTTCTTTTAAAGCCTCCGAAAACTCCAAGTGATCTATTTGATATTGGTATAATGTGGAAATAGTAATACCTAGTTTTAAAGCTATTTCTTCATTATTCAAACCTTCCCTAGCCCAACCAGTAACACATATTAATTTTTCTTTTACATCTGGCCATTTTCCAATTGAACCGCTCATATTATTCACCTCATTATAGTTTAATCTAGTTTAATAAAAAAAGAGCCTTTCTACAGCCCTTTGTTTACCCTC